AAAGATAAGTGATTTAACGTATAACACTTATTACGAAAAATACAATCCAAAGTTAACTGACGGTGTAGAAGATATAAAAGATATGATGAACAATCCTATCGAAGTCATTAAACATCAAATATCTAAAACACAACGTTATGGCGCTGATGGTAAACACTATAAAGAAAAACTATATAGTGTAGGGAAAGGTAATCAAAGAGTTACACAAGCGAAAAGACTTGGATATACTCACATTGAAGGAATAATATTAAATGAAAGAACATAAATTTCCTTTTAAAAGTTTCATTGGTGGTTGGTACATACCTGAAAAAACTTGTGATGATGTAATCAATAGTTTTAATGAATTTAAAAATTTAGGTAAAACTACTTTTGGTCAAGTTTATGATAACAGTGGAAAAATTGTTAAGAAAAATATCAAAGATAGTGAAGATTTATTAATTGATATAAACAATTTAGGAGAACCTTATATTGATTATCTAAAAAACTTGGAAAAATGTTTACATAGATATATTGAAAAATATCCTACATTAAACGAATTAGCAAAATTTGGTTTAAATTCAAATTTTAATGTTCAGTATTATAAACCTGGTGGAGGTTTTAAAGTATGGCATTGTGAAAGAAGTCATATTGAAAAACCTGAAAAAGTATTAGTCTTTATGACTTATCTAAATGATGTCAAAGATGGTGGTACAGAATTTAAATACTTAAATTTAAGAACTCCAGCTAAAAAAGGTCTTACTTTATTTTGGCCAGTAGATTTTACGCACACACACAAAGGACAAATAAGTAAAAAACAAGAAAAATATATAGTAACAGGATGGTTAACTTACAATGAGCACTAACGAAGCATATCTCGGAAATCCAAATCTTAAAAAAGTAAACACACCTGTTGAGTTTACAGAAGAACAAATAATAGAATATCAAAAGTGTGCAAACGATCCAATTTATTTTATGGAAAACTATGTACGAATTGTATCGCTTGATGAAGGTTTGGTTCCTTTTAAGATGTATGACTTTCAAAAAAATATTGTAAATACGATACACGATAATAGATTTACTATTTGTAAACTACCAAGACAATCAGGTAAATCAACAACAACAATTTCTTATCTTCTACATTACGCTTTATTTAATCCAAATTCAAACATCGCTTTACTTGCGAACAAAAGTTCTACGGCAAGAGATATATTAGGAAGACTACAACTCGCTTATGAAAACTTACCTAAATGGATGCAACAAGGTATCATCAATTGGAACAAAGGTAACATTGAGTTAGAAAACAAATCAACGATTGTGGCAGCGGCGACTTCAAGTTCTGCTATTCGAGGAGGTTCATTTAATATTATCTTCCTTGACGAGTTTGCTTTCGTACCAGCGAATATCGCAGAAATGTTTTTTAGTTCAGTTTATCCTACGATCTCATCTGGTAAAAATACAAAGATGATTATTGTATCAACACCACACGGTATGAATCAATATTACAAACTATGGATTGATGCGATTAATAAAAGAAATGATTATGTACCTATAGAAGTACATTGGTCAGAAGTTCCTGGACGAGATGAAAAATGGAAAGAGATGACCATTCGTAACACAAGTGAAGAACAATTCCAACAAGAGTTTGAATGTGAATTTTTAGGTTCAGTTGATACTCTTATCTCACCAGCGAAAATTAAAAACACACCTTATTTTGATCCGTTACAATCTAAAAACGGATTGAAGATGTTTAAGAAACCAGAAAAGGGTCATATGTATGTTTGTTGTGTTGACGTGGCGAGAGGTACAAACAAAGACTATTCTGCGTTTATTATATTAGACGTTACAAAAGATGAAAGTAAAAAGATACCTTATGAAGTTGTGTGTACATATAAGAATAACGAAATCAAACCATTTGTCTTTCCAAACATCATCAGTCAAACTTGTAAGGCGTACAATGAAGCGCATACACTAATTGAAGTCAATGACTTAGGTCAATCAATCGCCGAAGCGATGCATTATGAGTTAGAATATCCAAATATCTTAATGACGACTCAAAGAGGTAGAGCGGGTCAAATACTTGGAGCGATGTTTAGTGGTCGAGGTACATCACTTGGTGTACGTATGACAAAGCAGATAAAAAAGGTTGGTTGTGCGAATTTTAAGACGCTTATGGAGGGTGATAAACTAAAAGTCAATGACTTTAGTATAATCGAAGAAATATCAACTTTTTCACGTAGAGGGAATAGTTGGCAGGCTGAAGAAGGTACAAATGATGACTTGGTTATGTGTTTAGTCATATTTGGATGGCTCTCAAATCAACCCTATTTCAAAGAGTTATCTGATTCAAATATACGAAATCAAATGTATATGGAACAACAAAATCTAATCGAACAAGATATGGCGCCGTTTGGATTCGTAGATGACGGTATCAATAGTGACCCTATGAATGAAGAAACTGTAGATGAGTATGGTACACGATGGTTCCCTGTTGTAAGAAAAGGTCAATAAACTACAATTTTAGGTTATTATAAATATCAATAACTGATAAAGTTTGACTATGGTCATAAGAAAACTTATGGATTTTGAAAAATTAAAATGTTAATTAGCTAATTAAGAGGAGAAACAACCTATGGCATTTCAAGTATCACCAGGTGTTCTCGTACAGGAAAAAGATTTAAGTAGAATTATTCCTGCGGTATCAACATCAATCGGAGCTTTTGCGGGACAATTCGCAAAGGGACCAGTTGACGAAATCGTAGCAATTTCTAGTGAACAAGAATTAGTAGATACGTTTGGAAAACCTGACTCAACAAATTTTGAGTATTTTTTCAGCGCTGCTAACTTCTTAGCATACTCTAACGCATTAAGAGTAGTACGAGCTACCAATTCATCTTTGACAAATGCTAACAGCGCTGGTTCAAGCGTGTTAGTAAAAAACACAGATGATTACGAAAATAACTATGAAAGCGGACAAGGTGTAGTAGGAACTTTTGCTGCAAGATCAGCAGGAGCATGGGGTAACAACTTATTAGTTGCTACTTGCCCATCAGCTACAGCTTACGAACAGGTATCATCATCATTAATCGCATCAGATTCAACAACAAACGTAGTAGGAGATACTTCTGTTGCTGTTGATGATAATAGCGCATTTAATGTTGGAGATATTATTCAGTTTTCAACAAGTGCTGACACATCAGATTTTGACGATGGAGATTTTTATAGAATCACATCTTTAGGTTCTGGTGAAACTATTAATTTCGTTCAACACCCTAGAGGTTCTGGCGGATTAAAAAGAACAGTAGTAGATAATGCAAGAATAAAAAGAAGATGGAGATATTACGATTCAGTAGATGGCGCTCCAGGAACTTCACCATTTGTATCTGACAGATCAGGTTCAGGTGATGAAATCCACGTAGTAGTCGTTGACGAAGATGGTGGTATCACTGGTACACCAGGCGAAGTAATAGAATCATTTTCTAATTTATCAAAAGCGGCTGACGCAAAAACTCCACAAGGAGACACTAACTACTATCCAACTGTGATTAAAAATAAGTCACAGTACATTTACTGGATGGACCACAATACTTCTGGTTCAAATTGGGGTAACAACGCAAGTGGAACAACTTTCACTTCTGTAACTACTCCTACTTTAGAATCATTATCTGGTGGTTCAGATGGTTCAACTGTTACAGATGCAGAACTAAAAACAGCATACGAGAAATTCCAAGATGCTGAAACTGTAGACGTAGGATTAATCATTGCTGGTCCAAGTGGAAGTACAACACACGTTGATAATCTTATCACAATTGCTGAAGAAAGAAAAGACGCAATCGTGTTTGCTTCACCACAAAGAGCAGATGTAGTTAATATCGCTAACTCAAATACACAAACAACTAACGTTATTGATTTCTTTGATAGCATTAGATCATCAAGTTATGTTGTATTTGACAGTGGTTACAAATATTGTTACGACAGATATGCTGACGTTTACAGATTTGTTCCATTGAATGGTGACATTGCTGGTCTAGCGGCAAGAACTGATTTAATCGCTGACGCATGGTACTCACCTGCTGGTTTCAACAGAGGTATCGTAAGAGGCGCAGTTAAATTAGCGTACAATCCAACTAAAGCACAAAGAGATCAATTGTATCCAGCGAGAGTTAACCCTGTGTCAACTTTCCCAGGTCAAGGTACAATTCTTTTTGGTGACAAAACTGGATTGTCTTCACCAAGTGCTTTTGATAGAATCAACGTAAGAAGATTGTTTATCACTTTAGAGAAGGCAATATCAACTGCTTCTAAATTTCAACTTTTTGAGTTCAATGATGAATTTACAAGAGCTAACTTTAGAAACATTGTAGAACCTTTCCTAAGAGAAGTACAAGGTAGACGAGGTATCACAGACTTTTTAGTAGTATGTGATGAAACTAACAACACTGGCGAAGTAATTGATAGAAATGAGTTTATAGCAGAGATATTCATTAAACCTGCTAGAAGCATTAACTTCATCACATTACAATTCGTTGCAACCAGAACTGGCGTGGCTTTTGAAGAAGTCGCTGGCGGATAATAGTAGAGGAGAATAGAAAATGGCAAACATATCAGACTTCAAAGCTAAACTTGCTGGCGGTGGCGCTAGAGCCAATCAGTTTAAGGTAACAATGCCTTTCCCTGGTTACGCACAAGTTGGCGGTGAAATAGAAGACTTAGCGTTTTTATGCCGAGGTGCAGCAATTCCCGCAATGACGGTGACAAATATAAATGTCAACTTCAGAGGAAGAGCTGTTAAAATCGCAGGAGATAGAGAAATCCCTAACTGGACTATCACTGTGTTAAATGATACTAACTTTAAGTTAAGAAATGCTTTCGAAAGATGGCAGAATGGTATCAACAATATGACAGACAATGAAGGATTAACAAATCCAGTTGACTATCAAGTTGATGCATTCGTAGATC